ATAACAGTTACGAGGTCATTGTTATTTACAAAACGATAATGTTCAAGGTCAGCACATTCTTTTACAAATTTTCCGTTACCGACTCTTGGTGATCCAAAAGTATATAGAACTGGTTTGTGATCCATTAATCGAGACCCAGCAATTGTTGCCATTGCTCCACCTAATGAATGTCCGCATATACTTAATTTTCTGTTCTTAAGTTGTTTACCGATTACTTTTAATATGTCTTCCCAGATATCATCGATTTCTGTTTGGAATCCATTATGTACCCAACCACCAACCTGTGCTCTATCTGGCCAAATATTAAGGTCTGCTTTGAGGTCGTTGATTTCGGTAGGTTCTGTTCCACGGCAGCATAAAACAAATTCCTCTTTGTTCCATACACAATGAGCTTGTGCACCGTCTTTGTCAATGAAGGCGTGACCAGTATAACCAAGGGCTTTAAATTCCTTTTTTGCTATAGGTCCATCTTCGTAGGCAATCTTTGCCATTTCTGCTTTTTTAATTGCTTCACTTTTTACATCACAAAATTGTACTGGTTGCTTCATGAGTTGCTCCTAATGAGATATATACAATTGTGTTCAGTAATTATTTATAAATAGTTGCAGATACAATATGAATTTAACTTGAGAGGTATACAATGTCAAACAATCTAAAAGAACTAACTAGGCAACATCACGATAACGCGGAACGAACAGAATTCGCAGAGATGTTACTATCCGGAAATATCAGTCCTAAACTATATCAAGAATATTTACACGCACAATTACAAAACTACATGGTTTTGGAATCTGCCGTTGAAGTCCCTATGGAACTTGAACCAATATTTAGGTCTACACAAATCGAAGAAGATCTTCAGGAAATTGAGAACTCATTTGATCTCGATGAAATAGAAGATAACTTCGAATCTACAAACGAATACAACAAACATATCTTAACTTTACTGGAGGAAGGAAATAATGAAGGTCTTCTTGCTCATCTATATGTGCGTCATTTTGGAGATGCTCATGGTGGACAAATCATCAAAAGAAACGTACCTGGGTCGGGTCTTATGTATGAATTCGAGAATAGAGCCGAACTTATTAAAAGCGTAAGAACATTATTACATGATGATATGGCAGACGAAGCAATGATCTGTTTTGAATACGCAGAAAGACTATTCCATGAACTTATGGAAAACTATCGTAATAACGCTGAGAATTACGAACCTGAAGATTATGCAAGAGCAAGAACAATGGGAAGCTGGGAAGAAGATGATAGTTGATTCAGAACTGTTCGACCAATTAAGAAAACTTGCTTCTACATTAATTAACGAATTTGACGGCTCTATGACAAGAGTCGAGAATCCTAAACATATTCATGCTGGTGATTTGCCTGGGTGGTCAGATTACTTTTGGGAGTCTTCAACAATTCGTAAAGCTCATCTTAAAACAATTGAGCCTGTTGGTAAAAACAAATTATGGTTAATGCATATCAATATATTCCCACAAGAACATGTTGATCTACCTATCTTTGGTTTAGATATTGTAGCGAATCCAAAAAAGATTAGCGGCTGCTTTTGCGATTACTCTCCAATAGATGTTGGCCAAACTCTTCTGCATCCATATATGATTAAGTTCAAAACTACAACCGAAAAGTTTACATGGACAAAAGAAAGACAAATGCCAGATTGGGCGTTAGAGATCTTTTCGGAAAACATTATAGGTGCAGGAGCAATTCGTACAGGCGAAGAAACAGAGCAACTCGTTAACATGGCTTTGGAACTATCGAGGTTCTATACAATGGAAATGGGCAATCCTCAATACACTAAGAAATGGATTAATACTCTCGAAAGACAAAATAAGTATTGTGCAAAGCAGAAGCTTAATCGAATGCTGCATAGTTCAATTTTGGCAATGGGAATACCTGAGGAAACCAAGAATCAATACGTAGAAAACGTGCTCTTTAGGGAAGTGTAACCTATAACGAAATGTAATATAATCTATTACTAAATATAATATAAATTTATAGTGAATTTCTCTTCAACTTTGTATATATAATTGCTGTTACCGGTGGTAACATAATTTAAAACTATACGTATAATTCCAAGAAGGAGAGAAATGACCACTTATGCATTGATTGCTGGTTACGAAAGATTAAAAGATAATGAAAAAGTATGCAAATTTTGTGAGATCACAAAAGCCCTGTCGCTGATTACATTCCCCATCGCCCTACCGTTCTTCATCATTGTAATGTCATCATATTCTTAATAAATAGATTGACATCTGACTAAAAACTTGTTATAATAGATCTGTTCAACAATAAAAGGGAAACCTTTGAGTTGAGCGGATTTATTTACACAAAACAAAAATAACTATTGACATACGCAGTTAACTAGTATATAATACAAGGTATACATGACAAAAAAAGAAATCAAGGAAAACACTGATATGTCCGTTGTAGCTTTAACGCCCGATAGAATCCACCACGAAATATCTAGACATATTTCAAAAGGAGTACCGTACATCGATGCTCTATGCCATTTTGCTGATAAGAATGGAATTGAAATTGAAACGATTGCACAAATTGTAAAGAAGAGTTCTGTATTGAAGGAAAAGATACGGACTGAAGCAGTTGACTTGAGAATGGTGAAAAGAGAAGATGAACAAGATATCACAGACTTTAGTAAGTGATGATTCGTTTAACACGTATGTTAAATTTTTGGCACTAAAGAAACATTTTACGACGGACAATTACGATTACTTCAAATACAATGGAAAGGTACGAGCAAATATTGATACCTTTATGTCAAGGAACGACGCTTATTCGTTCGCAAAATTGGCGAAAAAAGATGACCCACAAGGTCTAATTTTGAGTAATCTTTTAATAAATAAAAACATCTGGGTTCGAGATCTACTCGACAGTGAAGGAGAAGCCAGATACACGAATTGGAGGAAGAGGATAGAATCATTAGGTTATATCTTCAAATCCGAGCTTGCTCATCTTAATGATGAATACAAGCGAAACTTTATATCAATAGATGGACAACATCCTTTGGTAATGACATTGTTGTTACAAAAGAAGATTAGTTTGGAAACATTTACTATTCTTTCTCATCAAGCGAATATATTTTCGTACTGGAGTGAAAAAGTAGTTGACAAACACGTATCTTTTGATATAATAAACAAATCGCGAAAGTATAAACCCTTTCTCGATTTTGAACCGAAACGATTTCAAGAGTTAATCAAGAATCATTTCGGTATTTAAATACTACGCAATATAACGCTATATAACAGGAGAACTAATTATGGCACTAACAGACTTTTCTTCACTCAAGAAGAACCGTACGAAGACTCTCGACAAGTTGAATTCACAACTCGAAAAGATTTCTTCAAAATCATACCAAGACCCCAACGCAGGGAAATTCTGGAAACCTACACGAGATAAGGCAGGAAATGGCTTCGCAGTCATTCGATTCCTACCAGCCTCGAAAGGTGAAGAGATGCCCTTTGTAAGAATTTGGGATCATGGATTCCAAGGACCAACAGGTCTATGGTATATCGAAAACTCTCTAACCACTCTGAACCAGGATGATCCAATCTCTGAGTTTAACTCTAAGCTTTGGAACAGTGGTGTCGAATCCGACAAAGAACAAGCACGTAAACAGAAGCGTAGGCTGAAGTATACTGCTAACATCTATGTTGTAAAAGATGGCGCTAATCCTGAGAATGAAGGTAAAGTATTCATGTATCAGTTCGGTAAAAAGATCTTTGATAAGTTGAACGATTTAATGAATCCAACTTTTGAAGATGAAGAACCAACCAATCCGTTTGATCTATGGGAAGGTGCAAACTTTCGTCTAAAGATCAGACAGTTCGAAGGTTATCCGAACTACGATAAATCTGAATTCGATCCTGCGTCTCCATTGTCTGAAGATGATGAAGCATTGGAAAGAATTTGGGGAGAACAACATTCTCTACAGGAATTAGTATCTGAAAGTAATTTCAAATCTTACGCAGAACTAAAAACTAAAATGTATCGTGTACTTGATCTACAAAATGATGAACCGACTGCTTCGGCACCGGTTGTTGAAACAGCTGACGAACTGGATTTATCCGGAATGTCAAATGATACTTCTGAACCGGTTATGGCAACTGCCGAACCATCAGTAGGATCGTCCGCTAGTGATGATGATGATGACCTTAGTATTTTTAAGGAATTGGCACGTAGTTAAACAACTGTCGGGGATCTTCGGGTCCCCACTTTTTAGGAGGGCATTATGTCTATTGAAAAAGAAACAACCATTCTCGATTTTGATTTTGGTTTTACAGCTGTTGACGCCGATGAGCTTGAAGTCGTTCAACAAGCAAAGGAAGCAGTTACTACAACTGCAGCTTCTGCTGAATCGAGCGCAGCTAAGGCACAATTATTATATGATGCGGTTGTACCGCTATTGAATAACTTAAAAGCAAACCCAGAAAAGGATTACATATATTGGCCAAACCGATATGAGAAACTTGATGCGTTTGCCGATAAGTTACATCAAATTCTAAGTGGAGAATAAAATATGAGTTTACTCGATAAAATGTTGAAGGCAGGATCAGTAAAGCAGGCAGCTGCTCTGAATGATTCCGCTTTCTTTAAAGATAAGGATCCTATTCAAACAGAACTACCAATTGTAAATATTGCATTCAGTGGTTCGTTGAAAGGTGGTCTTATCCCAGGTCTAACAGTTGTAGCAGGAGAATCTAAAAGTTTCAAAACTTTACTCGGCTTATACTGTATGAAGGCTTATTTGAAAAAGTACCCAAAAGGTATTGCTTTGTTATACGATTCTGAATATGGTATTACACCAGAATATTTGGAATCTTTTGATATTGATACCAGTAGAGTACTTCATATTCCGATTGAAGATGTTGAACAATTAAAGTTTGACATCGTTGGTCGTTTAGATGAAGTTGCTAAAGGTGACAATGTAATGGTAATGATTGACTCAATCGGTAACCTTGCTTCGAAGAAAGAAGTTGAGGATGCATTAAACGAAAAGTCAGTTGCTGATATGTCGAGAGCAAAAGCTCTTAAATCATTGTTCAGAATTATAACACCAAGATTGACGACCAAGGATATTCCTTGTATCGCAGTCAACCATACATATAAAGAAATTGGATTGTTTCCAAAGAATATTATTTCTGGTGGTACTGGTATTTACTATTCTGCGAATCAGATCTTTATTATTTCAAAGGCTCAAGAGAAAGATGGTACCGACCTCGCAGGTTGGAAGTTTACTATCAATATCGAAAAGTCAAGATATGTAAAAGAAAAAGCAAAGCTACCATTTAAGGTATTATATGATTCAGGTATTCAAAAGTGGAGTTCCTTAATGGATCTTGCGATTGAATCTGGTCATATCCAAAAAGCTACTCAAGGTTGGTATAATCTAACTGATCTGAGTACTGGAGAAATTATTGAACCGAAACGTAGAGGTAAGGATATTGAAGATGATGATGATTTCTTCAAAGAATTATGTCAAAACGAATCGTTTGGTAAATATGTAGAACGTAAATACAAGCTGCAAAATGTGGAGGGAAACAATGCTCGAGAAGACGATCTTATCGAATCTGATACTGAATGAGGACTATTGCCGTAAGGTATTTCCATATTTAAAAGAAGATTACTTCGATGACACCGTACTTCGTAAAGTATTTGAAACGGCTTCCGAGTACATGGAAAAGTACAAGGAGCCGCCTTCACTTGAAGCTTTAAAGATTGCTGTTGATAAACGCAAGGATCTGAACGAAGATACGTATCAAGGTGTTCACCAGTTAGTTGATAGTATGTCAATTGATGCTGATACCAATATGGAATTTTTGGTTGATGAAACAGAAAAGTTTTGTCAAGACAAAGATCTATATAATAGTATACGTAAAGCAATTCTGATTCTTGATGGTCAAGACAACGAACAATTGGATAAGGGGGCAATCCCAGGATTGCTCTCGGATTCATTAGGTATCAACTTTGACCAATCTGTTGGCCATGACTTCCTTGAAGATGTTGATGATCGTTATGAACATTATCACAGAGTTGAAGAACGTACACCGTTTGACATTGAAATCTTAAACAAAATTACAAAGGGTGGCATACCTCGTAAATCTATGACCGTACTGTTGGCAACGACAGGTGGTGGTAAATCTTTACTTAAATGTCATATGGCAGCAAATCATTTGATGTATGGAAAGAATGTTCTGTATATTACAATGGAAATGGCTGCTGAAGAAATCGGTCGTCGTATTGACGCAAACATTATGGATATTACTCTCGACGAAGTTGCCGAAGTACCTCGTGATGTTTTTGAGAAACGTATGGCTCGATATAAAACAAAGACAACAGGTAAACTGGTTATTAAGGAGTTCCCAACAGGATCTGCTCATAGTGGTCACTTCCGTCATTTGTTAAACGAACTCAAACTCAAAAAGAACTTTACTCCTGACGTTATCTTTCTCGATTACTTGAACATCTGTTCATCTGCTCGAGTAAAAGGTGCTGCAGCTGCTAACAGTTATACTTTGGTCAAATCAATTGCAGAAGAAGTACGTGGATTGGCAATGGAATATAATTGTGCTGTCGTTACCTCTTCTCAATATAACAGAGATGCGTATGGTAACTCTGACGTTGATCTAACAAATACATCTGAGTCAATGGGTATTACTCATACAGCTGACTGTATATTAGGTTTGGTTAGTTCTGAATATCTTGATGAAATGAATCAGTTGATGATTAAACAGTTGAAGAATCGTTGGGGAGACATCAGTTACTATCGTCGATTCCTTGTAGGTATTGAACGAGCAAAGATGAAGATCTATGAACTCGAAGAATCTGCTCAGGATAACATCAATCTCGAAGGTCCATCCGGAGGTGGTGGCCAACAAGGAAAAAAGAATTGGGATGATAGTACACCAGTCTTTGATAAGACCGATATTGGAATGAGATTGAACAAACGCAAGCCAGGCCAGAAGGTCTTTGGAGATGTTGCTTTAACTTGAGTATCTGTATAAATAACTCTATAGATATAGACTAATTTTAATAGGTAATAGATGAAGAGCTTTAATTCATATATAACAGAAGCCAGTTTCTTAAAGCCCGATTACGTTATAGGACACAAAGTCGCTTTTAACGGAAAAGGTTTTAGGGAATTAGATGCTTTAGGTTATAAGCCTGGTGATCACTTTGAGATTATAGCAGCAACCAAAGCTGACTATACTTATGGTGATGGTCCAGCAGAAAAGTATCTAAAAGCACCAAACGGTAAAGTGATACATATTAAAGGAGCAACCGGTTTTAAATCGAGTTCCTTTACTCATGTTAAAGCTTCAGGTTCTCCACCAACAGGCGCGGAATGGGAAGATGTTATTGTTTACGCTTACAATAAACTCAACGGTAAATCAACAGACCCAGCAACAGTTGAAGTAGCAGAAAAGTTTGGAAGTTATCAAGAGGTTGCTGATAAGATTGCAGCCAACTTCAATAACCAATTAAAAGCAAAACAGTTAGTGCAAACTGGGCGCGGTATGGGAGCTATTAGTTTAGGACCTATATGGAAAGAATCAGGTGCTAAGAACAAAACACCAAAGACTGATATTGCCTCTTCTAATTTTAAAGAAAAGATATCATTAAAGAAATCTGGTGGATCACAACTTGCTTCACCAACTAGATCAGAAGCTATCGCAATCGTTAAGGCAGCAATGTCAGAAATGGGTGAAGATAGAGCAATGGCAGCCAAACTTGTTAGTACAATGGAAACCAATATGTCATCTCTAATATCGAGAGAGACCGCTGGTGATTTGCGTAAACAATCAAAGGCTGGTGTAAAGACTGATGCAGTGATTGATTTCCAAGCAAAGGATAAAGGTAATAGAGAATTAACTAAAATGCTCGAAGGTCTTATCAATCAAGATACAGCAGTCAATGCTTTATTCAGTAAACATATTGTACTTGAAGCAGCAACAGGCAATCATAAATTTGGTGGTGCAGGTTCTCCTGCCGCAGCTAATCTATTAGGTAAGTTTAATCTATCAGGTGGAATTGAAGTTCAACCTATTAATAGTATCAAAGATCCAATCATTATTAAATATTCGCAAACAGTTAAACCTGTCGTTTCATTTAAATCTGGTGGGGGTGGTGCTCCTGCCTATTCAGCATTACGTTTAGGTATTAAAGAATCAGAAACATTAAGAGGTATTGTATTATCTGAAATGGAACAACTCGACGGTTTAATGTTAACCGAAGACTTTATTTCAGAAGGACCACTTGATATGTTAAAGAAAGCAGGTGATTGGGCAAAG